AGACTGCTTCTTTCGCTAAAGGCATGGGGTGCAAACTCCAAGGCTGACGCAAAGGCAAAAGCTAAAGCTATATCCGCAAGGAACAAGGCAAAGGCGAAATGAGAGCATTATCAGTTGGTGTTAGTCCTACAGCGGCAGTAGACACAACAGTCTATACCTGTCCTAAAGGCTATTACGCCAAATTTACTGTGATGTATATACACAATACAGGTGGTTCTACCAAGCATATAACTGTTCAATGGTATGACGCAAGTGCTAATACAACCCTTGATATATTGACTAATTACGATTTCACATCAAAACAATATTTGCAGTTTGATGGCAATGCCTACATTGTTTTAGAAGAAGATGACAAGATAAAAATAACTACTCAGTCGGCAAGCACATTCAGTTTTATAGCCACATTTGAACAAGAAGGGTTGACTAGAGCATGACACTACTAGAACTTGTCAACGATGTGTTGATTCGCTTGCGTGAACCCGTTGTAACCACTTACAACGAAACCACCTATTCCACTTTGGTTGCAAAGTTTGTAAACGATGCAAAGCGTCAAGTGGAGGATTCTTTTGGTTGGAATTCTTTGGGACAGACTATCACTGTGACTACTGTGGCTTCAACCCCATCCTATTCACTCACTGGTGCTGGTCAAAAGTTTCAGGTGATGGATGCCATCAACACAACCAGTAATGTTGGTTTGACTAACATCACATTTGTGGACATGAACCGCAAACAAAACTTCTTGCCCCTGGTCAACTCAATTCCAACAGAATTTTCTTTTGATGGAATTGATGGGTCTTACGATACAAAAGTCAGTTTGTTTCCAATTCCTGATGGCGTGTACACACTGAAATTCAGTCTGACGATACCCCAAGCAACTTTGGCGGCTGACAGCACTGTTGTGCTTGTGCCTGATGTAGTTGTTGCTCAAGGTGCGTATGCCAGGGCATTGGTTGAGCGTGGTGAAGATGGTGGATTGTCTTCATCAGAGGCATACACATTGTTCCGATCCATGCTATCTGACTACATTGCTTTAGAGGCAAATCGGTATCCAGAAAATCAGCAATTTGTATCAACATGAGCCAACAAATCCAGACCTTTTCTGTATCGGCTCCAGGCTTCTTTGGACTCAATACACAAGACTCTCCGCTTGATTTAGCGGCTGGATACGCTGCGATTGCCACAAACTGCGTGATTGACCAGTACGGGCGCATTGGCTCTCGCAAGGGTTGGTCAAGGGTTAACACATCCTCTGGCAACCTTGGTGCAAATAATGTAACAGTCATCCATGAGTTGGTTCAGACTGATGGCACTCTGACTGTTTTGTTTGCTGGAAACAACAAGCTGTTTAAACTGAGTGGCGCTACTGTTACTGAGTTGACCTATGGGGGGGGAGGTATTGGCCCCACCATTACTGCAAGCAACTGGCATTGTGCCTCTCTGAATGGAATCACATATTTCTTTCAGACGGGTTATGACCCGCTGATATATGACCCTGCTGTAAGTACCACCACATACAGGCGTGTAAGCGAGAAAAGCGGTTATGTTGCGACTGCTCCACAAACCAACATTGTTATCTCTGCCTATGGTCGCTTGTGGACTGCTAGTAGCACTGCTGACACTGTAACTGTCTATTTCTCTGACTTGCTTGCAGGACACATCTGGTCAACAGGAACTGCTGGGTCTTTGGATATCTCACGGGTGTGGCCCAATGGGTCTGATGAGATTACAGGGTTGGCAGCACACAATGGATTCCTGTTTATCTTTGGCAAGCGGCAAGTCTTAATTTATGCAAATGCGACTACTCCATCAAGCCTGTCTCTGAGCGACACCATCAGCAACATTGGTTGCATTGCAAGGGACTCCATTGCCAACACAGGCAGTGATGTGGTTTTCTTGTCAAACAGTGGTGTGCGTTCATTGCTCAGAACCATTCAAGAGAAGTCTGCACCTTTGCGGGACTTGTCTAAGAATGTGCGCGATGACTTGATGACGATTGTGAATGCTGAGACATTAGCAAACATCAAGGCAGTCTATTCAGAGTCAAATGCCTTTTACCTGATTAACTTCCCAACTGCAACGCAGACCTACTGCTTTGACACCAAGGCGGCATTGCAAGATGGTTCTTCACGGGTAACTGTATGGGATTCCATCACGCCAACTGCTTTCCTTGCTAAACGCAATGGAGACTTGCTAATTGGCAAGAATGGTTATGTGGGCAAGTATGGGACTTACCTTGACCATGCAAGCACATATCGATTGCAGTATTTCACCACCTATGCTGATCTTGGTGCGCCCAATGTCACATCTATCCTGAAACGCATTGCTGTGGTGGTGATTGGTGGCTCAAGCCAAGGCTTCATCATCAAGTGGGGATATGACTTCACTGGTCAGTATTACTCCACCACATTGCAAATTCCTCAGTCTACTGTTGCTGAATATGGGACTGCTGAGTATGGGGCAAATGGTGTTCCTGTTGCTTACTACTCAGATGGCATTTCTTTGCAGACTTTGGTTGGTCAAACATCAGGTTCTGGCAAGACTGTGCAGACGGGTTATGAAGTGCAGATCAATGGGTATCCTGTGAGCATTCAAAAGATTGAGATTCAAGCCAAGAATGGCAAACTGGTTTAAGGAAGAAACATGGCAAATCCTCAAATCATCGAAAAAACAAAACCATGCAGTTTTTGCAAAGAAACAAAATCTGTTTTTGACTTCACAAAAAACAAGTCTTCCCCCGATGGATTGCAATACAAATGCAGGGCTTGCGATCTTGAGTATCAAACAAAAAGACGATTAGAGAATAAAGACCAGCTTCTTGATTATTCAAGAACTTATCAAGCAAACAGAAGAAAAGATTTTGACTATCGATTGCAAATGTTGCTCAATGCGTCAAAACAAAGATCAAAGAAAAAATCTAGGGAAAACAAACTAACCCTTCAGGACATCAAAGACACATTTCCTAAAAATGGTTTGTGTCCTATCTTTGGTATAAAGTTGGTTTTTGGAGATGCTGGATTTAGAGAGAATAGCCCAAGTATTGACAGACTTGACTCTAAAAAAGGTTACACAAAGGATAATATTCAAATTATTTCTTGGAAGGCAAACAGAATAAAAAAAGATGCTTCCATTGAAGAACTTGAACTTATTTTGGCTTATATGAAACAAGGAATATAACCGTGAACTATTCTAAAACCACCAACTTTGCGGCTAAAGATGCTTTGTCGCCAGGGAATGCAAGCAAGGTTGTCAAGGGAACTGAGATTGATACTGAGTTCACCAACATTGCCACTGCCATTGCAACCAAGGCAGATGGAACCTTCACCAACTTCAGCTTTGTTGAGAGTGGGTCTAATCTACTTATTCGTCATTCAGGAACTGATGTAATGAAGATTGACAGTTCTGGGAATCTGACTGTGTTGGGCAACATTGTGGCTAACGGCACTGTGTAATGGCTCAATCCATACAAACCTCTAAGTTTGGAACGCTAGATACTAGCGGGAGAGTTCCTGTCTATTTTGCTGGAAAAGAAGGTGATGCAGCCCCATTAAACATGGGATTGAGCTTTGATGTTGGTGGGAAGTCGTATGTATTTATCCCAGAAGACAGGATTACAAAAGGCGCAACATCTGGAGATCAAGGCAGAGCCTATGTGGGATTCCTTAATCCTGATTTGCTTTCTTCTTTAAAAAACAACTCTGAATATGTAGATATTGCTAATTCACAGTTCGGTTCTTTTGATGCTGGAAAGTTTATTTCAGATCAAATGGGTGGCTCAACTAAGGGTTACCTTACAACAACAGAGGTAGCTACTCCAATCATAAATGCTGGTGTTGCAGACTTTAACCCGCAATTAACTGGACAACTTAAAGGCATTGGTAGTTACGAGGGCAAGCCAGTTTATTATGGCGACAAAGGATATATTGAGCCGTCTGGAAGATACAACTATCAAGAAAAAACTGGTCAAAAAATTGTTGGCTACAGATACAGCAGTGGCGGTGGATTGCTTGCTGGTCTTGGTAATGAGATATTAAAAGCTGGCCCACTTCCTCTGCTGGCATTAGACATTGTTGGCGCAGCTTATGGACTGCCTGGAATTGGTACTGCTGTTGCTGGTGGCATTACTGCTGGTGCAATTGCCAGTGGTGATGAAAAGACTGCAACAAATTATGCGGCTCAATATGCTGCTGGTCAACTAGGAGTTGGTTCTGCTGTTGCTGGTGCAACTGGTTCCACTGTTGCTGGACAGGTTGCTCAAGGAACTGCTGGTGGATTGCTTGCTGGAAAGACTCCAGAACAGGCTGTTACTGGTGCTGTCAAAGGCGTTGCACTTGATTCACTTAGACCAGACTCAGGAGTAACTGTTCCTACCGAACAACAAGTTCTTGCTGGACAACAAGACTTGCAGAATGAGTTGGCTCCTTTTGAGGTAGACACAACCGCATCATCATTTGACACAAGAGACATTATTAACGATGGTTCTGGATTCACACCACCCACACCATTACCGCAAACACCGATTACTGGAAATACTGGAGGAAATATGGCAACCTATGATGATGAGATGAATGCTCCTGCTATTGAGCTAGAGGACACCACTCCTTTTAACTACACTCCTGAAGAACAGCAGATTATTTATCAGTTGGCTCAAGAGGCTGGTGGTACTCAAAACATCAGTGATGCGTATGCTGCACTTACTCAAGCCGCACAACAAACAGCAACTCAGTCTGGGCTAAAAGTTGGTGATGTATTGAAGTTTTTTCAATCTAATCCAAATGTAACAAAAGGATTGGTTACTGCTGGAATAAGTGCTGCTGGTGGTTTATTGACCAATCAAGCCAATGTAGAGGCGGCACGAATCTCTGCTCAAGCAATGAGGGATGCGGCGGCAACAGCAGCAGAAGCACAGAGGTTTCGTCCTGTTGGCGTTACCACGCGCTTTGGCGCATCACAGTTTGGATTCGATCCTACAACTGGTCAATTGACAAGTGCTGGTTACACAGTTAACCCAGAACTCAAGGCGATGCAAGACCGCATCATGGCTTTGTCTGGTCAAGGCTTGACTGAGGCAGAACAAGCGGCTGGTCGGTATGCTCCTTTGACTGCTGGCGCACAGGGCTTGTTTGGCCTTGGTCAACAGTATTTGGCTCAGTCTCCTGAACAAGTTGCCGCTGATTACATGGCAAGACAACAAAACTTGTTGGCTCCTAGCCGTGAGCGTCAATTGGCTCAGTTGCAAAACCAGTTGTTCCAAACAGGTCGTGGTGGCTTGTCTGTGGGTGCTACTGGTATGCGTCCAAGTGGTGCGGCTGGTTTGGGTGCGGCATCTCCTGAGATGGAAGCCTATTACAACGCTTTGGCCCAACAAGATGCGGCATTGGCGGCACAGGCAACTCAAGCTGGTCAACAACAGGTTCAGTTTGGCGCTGGTTTGCTAGGCTCTGGTGCTGGTTTGCTAGGAAGCTACACGCAAGGATTGACTGGTGCTTACTCGCCATTCAGCACTGGTGTTGGCGTAGGTTCATCGCTAGAGTCCTTGGGCCAAGCGCCTTTGGACATTGGCGCACAGTTGGGTGGTAGGTCTGCCCAGGCTGGTGCTAATGTTGGGCAATCATTGCTCCAAGGTGGTATTTTGGGTGCTAGAACGACTCAAGCTGCATCTGGTGTTAGTCCTTTTGGAACCGCATTAACAGGTTTGGCAAATAGCCCTGAAGCACAACAAGCGTTGGCACAGTGGTTGAGCAGTTCTGACAAAAGAACTCAAGCATAATTTCTAAGGAGTAATCATGGCAACAGATATTGTTGGAAGTTTGTTTGGGGTAACTCCTGAGTTGTATCAAGAACAGCGTGACTTGATGCGTCAAAAGCAAGCAATGGCATTTGCTCAACAAGACCCTCGCACACAAGCAACTTATGGGTTGTATCGTGCTGGTCAACAGGTAGGTCAAGCCTTGGGTGGATTGATGGGCGCTGAAGACCCTCAGATGCGTCTGGTTAGCCAACGCAATGCCTTGGCAAAGCAGATTGACATGAATGACCCTGAGTCCATCATGCGTGGCGCACAGATGGCGGCACAGTCTGGTGACACAGTGGCAGCTACTGCCTTGGCTGATTATGCTCGTAAGGCATCTAGTGAAATTGCATTGGCACAACAACGATCTGCTGAAAAGATGACTCCAGAGCAGCGCAATGCAAAAACCGAATCAGAGTTAACTGACAGGCTAGATCAATTAACTAAATTTCCTCAATCTCCAGAAAGAGATCGTGCAATCAACTTAGTTAAAAATCAATTAACAGCCCTTACAAGAGGTAAGCCAGAAAAAGTTTCTGATGTAATTCAAGTTGCCAGAGAACTTGGGGTGCTGACAGATGCTCTTGCAAAGACTCAAGAAGGTACACCTGAATACAACAGCATAAAAGCACAAATTAATAGGCTTGAAAAATCAGAAAAAGGTCAAACAACTTCTGCGTTGGGCAAACTTTTACAAGAAAGAGCTGCTCTTGATCCCATAAAAGATAAAGAGCTGTATGATATTTACACGCAAAATATAACAAAAACTAGCAGTCCAGAAGGATTAACGCAAGCGCTTAGTTCTGCCTTTGGAGTTCTTGGTCAAGCACTTGCCCCTGCGCTTAAAAAAGAAGGCGAAAAAACTGGTGAATTTTCTGCTGACACTTTCAACAAACTTGGTAGTGCAGTTGCTGCTGGAACATCATCATTAAGAAATCTATCGACCCTTGAAACAGCATTGCAAAACGCCTTTACGGGCAAGTTTGCAGAGGGAAAAGAGGGTGTTGTTACTTCTTTGTCTGCTCTTGGAATACCAATTGGAAGCGACTTAAAAGAAGCTGCATCAAATACCCAGCTAATTCAGGCAATGGGCGTTCGATATGTGTTTCCTTTGGTTAAAAACTTTCCTGGCTCGCTTGCTGCAAAAGAATTGGATCGTTTGGAAAAAACAGCACCAAATGCAATACAACAACCAGACACAATTCAGCGTCTTGTCAATTTGCTGCGAGTAGACCTTGCAGAAAACAAATATACATATGACAGGGCAAAAGAATATAAAGATAAAAATACAACAACAATAGGATTTAGAGAAGCAGATCAGCGAATTGATTTCCAAACAAAACTAAACAATTTGCAAGGACTTGTTGCTACTGCAAGAAGAAATAAGCAAATGACCAAATCGCAATCAGAACAAATCCAACAACTTAAATCAGAATTGGGGCTTTAATATGGCTGGATTATTTGATGTATCAGACATTGCTGTTGTTGAGGATGAAAAAGCATTAGAGCAAAAGCAAGCTGACAAAGAATTCTCAAAATCAGTTTTAAGCCCAGACTATCGTGCCCCAAGGGGCGCACTTGGCGCTCAAGAAATTGGTGGCATGGCTGGCGCTATTGGTGGCGGTCTGTTGGGCGCTGTTGGCGGCCCTGCTGGAATGATTGCTGGAAGTGCTTTAGGCGCTGGAGTTGGTGGCGCTGCCGGAGAACTGTTTGAGCAAGCCATTAGGGATGAAAAACCATCTGCATCTCTTGCTGCTCAAGCTGGACTAGAAGAAGCCGCATGGGATTTGGGTGGAAATCTTGTTTTAAAAGGCGCTGGTAAAGTTCTTAGATTTGGTGCTGATAAACTTGGCTTTACACAAAAAGATGCTCCAGATGCAAACATAGCTGCACAAAAGTTTTTAGAGCAACAGGGTTCATCATTACCATTGGCAGCAAGAACTGGGTCAAATACATTATCAGTTTTAGATCGTCTTGCATACACACCAGTTACCTATGGAATTTTTAATCAAAAAGAAAAAGAAATTGCTGATGCATTGCAATCTGGATCAAAAGACATTCTTACATCTTTGGTAAAAAGTCCAGAGTTTGAGCAAGCATTACGGAGCAATACATCATCTCAATATGCGTCAGGCGAAATATTGCAAAACTTCATTAAGCAAGGCCAAGACTCTCTTGGGAAACTTGTTAAGCCAGAATATGAAAAAATATTTACCGATAAAAAATCAACCATCTCTACCTTTGGTTTAAATTCTTGGGCTGGCGCTCAACTTACTCAACCAGCATCTTTGACTGCTGGACAAAGAAGCATATTGAGTGAAATAAAAATGTTGCCGCCAAATGTTGATATGCAATATATGCATGACATTCGCTCAAGATGGCTTGCTGAAAATCGTGACAAGTATGCATCTGCAACTGCAACAGAGAAAGATAGTAGAGCATCGAAAACAATTTCCACTTTGATTGAAAAAATTGATGGGGCAATGGATGCATCTGCCAAGTCAACCCTTAATCCAGAAACATATAAAAATTATTTAAAGGTTACAAAAACATATAGAGAGGGCGTTCAGGGATTGCAATCAGATGCAATTACTCAGGCGTTAACATTAAATCCAGAACAAGTTGGAGGATATTTATTTAAAATTGGAAATGAAACACCTATAAAAGAATTGTATAAGTCTATTGCTGCGGCAGGAACTTTGTCTAAAAAACCTTCAAATGAAATCATAGATGCTTTACGCTATGGGTATCTTGAGGCAATGGTTAATACTCCAGAAAATATGCTCAAATTTTCTAAAGAGTTAGAACAAAACAAGGCCATGAAAAATACTTACGATAGGCTGTTTGTAGGAACTGAACAAGATAAAGCCATTAAAGCCATGAATGATGCGGCAAAACTTGGACTTGTTGAGGTCAAAGGATTGCCTATTTCCCAGTATCAAACTGTTAGGGCTGGAGCAGGTGTTTTGGCTCCTGTAGGAGCTATTCTTTCTGGATATTACTTTGCCTTAACTCCAGAACAGCAAAATAACATGAAAGATAATTTGGGAACCGCCGCTATTGCTGCTGGAGGATTGATGTTATCTCAGCGCAGTTTGGCAAAGGTTTTACAAGACAAAAAGGGAGCAAGAGCAATTACTTTCTTGTCTACAGCAAAAGAAAAGTTAACATCTCCATCAGCATTTACAAAAATTGTCGTAGAGCCAATTGCTAATATTCTTGGGGCAGAATCTAACACTGATTTTCTAAAGCCTAGGGCTGGAGAATTTGATGTTAGTGACATACCTATTCGATAGGGGCGCAAGATTGATCCTCTCACCCTTCTGGCGATGGCAAATGGCTGTGTCGCAGCTATTCGCAAAGGCTGTGAACTCTATAAAGAGGTCAAGGGAACTGTTGCCGCAGCCCAAAAGACTGTTAAAGAGGTC